AGGAATTTGTCGGAGGGATCTCTGATGTTAAATACTACAATGTTGCTTTAACTCAAACTCAACTAATGAATGATTATCTCGGACAGCATTTGGTTACAGACTGCATTGCCTGGTATAAGATGGACGCACTTACTGACTATGCTACAGGCGGTGGAACATACGATATGGTTGCAGTTTCAGATGTTTACCTAACTCCAAGCTACAATAATTTTATTTCTAAGTTCAGGAAGTTCGGCTGTGTTGCAGCTGACGTAGTTGGAATTGCAGAAAATCACGGCAAGATTACTGCCCTAATTGTAAACGCTGCATAAGGTTTGTCGTCGGTATAATTCTCAAAAACAATACATTTATATACTTAGTGTTCTTAGTTTTCTTATGGATATTAAATACGAGATATACAAGAACCAAAGAAAGACGATTGATCTGTTGAAGCAGATGGAAGAAGAAGAAAACTACCTAAAGTATTTCTTACTTGGTGCAGGAATGGGAGTTGTCTATGTTTTGCTCTTGGTTTGTCTCAACAAATTATTTTAAAATGACGGACAAGGAAATAAGAATGGTTTGGTATTTGGTTTGCAACCTGATTAACAGAGAGGCAACTATGAAGGAGACTTATTCAAAACTATTGGAGATGAAGAATGACTAAAATTTTATTAAACTATGACAAGAGTCCAAGAAGATTTCTAAGAATGAAATTAAGCAAGATAACTAATTCCTGGAGCAAATGGGAAGATTTTATATTTGACTGCTGGAAAAGAGCAGAGAAACAAAGAAATATGGAGAAAAAAAATGATTTGCCCAAATTGCGGAAATGAAGCAGTAACACTCTCAAATGGAGATATAGTCTGCAACAATTCTCAGTGTTTTATGATAACACTTCACAATCCAGAGGTAAACTGTCAGGCAACTGCCAGTGGGTTTGCTGATCATACCTTTTTGAATCCTTTGGAGATTGCTAATCCCCCTTCTCCAGGGGGAGATATTCAAGAACTAAAAGAGAGAGAAAGAGTCTGGGACGAAATCTATTTCTGCGGAGACTTAAATGGCTGATGAAAAATATGAAAAGGAAAGGAAACCGCAACCTAACTATCCAACAAAAGAAGAACAAGCTATGTTATTCTCAAGTCAAGGATTAGGATATTATTACTACAAAATCTACTCGCTTCTTGGAACGTATATGGATATGAATGAAGATGACAAAATGTTAGTTTCAATTTGGATAATCGGAACATACTTCCACAAACAATTCAGTTCTTTTCCCTACTTATTCGCAAATGCAATGAAAGGCTCAGGTAAAACAAGACTATTGAAAATTATTGCTAACCTGGCTAAGAATGGGGGAATTTTAGGCTCTATGACTGAAGCAGTGATGTTCAGGACCGCATACGGAAGAACACTTTGCATTGATGAGATAGAGAATATTGGCGCAAAAGGACAAGAGTCTTTAGGATTGCTCTTAAATGCAGCATACAAGAAAGGAACAGATATTGAGAGAATGACAAAGAAGAAAACACTTGACGGAGAACAGCAAATTGTTGAGAAGTTCAAAGTTTACTGCCCAATCGCAATGGCCAACATTAAAGGAATGGAGAATGTTTTGGGAGACCGGTGCATTACAATAATTTTAGAAAAATCAGAAAATCAAAAAGTTACTAAACTAATTGAAAACTTTGAGAATGAACCAGAGTTTCAGGAGATAAGAGGCGGACTAATGA